GTTTACTTTCAATGAAGAGCAACACACGCTGTTCCCCATGAAAGTAAACTTGAAGAAATGGGCATATGCTTACGAAGAAGGCTTTCAGGGACAAGATATTTTCGAGCTTTTTGGGGAAGAAATCTTTACCCTAACAAGCGAGACAAGGATGCTTGAATATCTTAAATTAAATTAATTCATGTGGTAATTTTTATAATGCTTTTGCGTCCAATGATCTTTCGTATCTGGGTGTTTTTCTAGGTGTTTTAAGGCTAGGTAAGCATTTTCATTTATAGCTCTAAAAAAGGTAGCAAGATCGTCATCATCATGTTTACAATGATCATAACTTAAATCAAGAATTTTATTTAATTCATTCTTCATCACTTAGTAGATTACACTACATTTTGATAATAATTTGTTTTTGTAAAAAATAGAAATAGGTGTATAATAAAGAATGATCAAAAAGTATTGTCAAAGCTGTGGGGGAAGAATGGAATATAAGGTAGAAAATAAACCCAAATTTTGCAGTAAATGCGGAACTAGTCTTGGGGGAGTTTTAACTCAAGAAGCAACTTCCCCGCAGCAAGCAGAGCAAACAGGACAAGAAGAAGTAGGTCTTGAAGAGCAATTTGATTTTCAAAACTTAAGCTCGTTAGATATAGACATTACTCGCTTTGAAAAACCAAAGGTAACTGTCGGAGATATCATGGGTACTGCTGCTGCTGGTGGTTCCGAGGCTGTCGACGATTCAGAAGAACGCCCTTCCATGCGGGACCCAAATTATACTCCGGAAGCTTTTATGGAAGAATTTAGCAAAGAAGCGGGAACCGGACGCAAACAACCGCGAAATGAAACAAAAAACAAAGAAAGCTAAAAACAACAGCACTTTTGAAGAGAATGTAGATTTTATAAATCAAGAAATAAAAAAGAGAAAAAACAAGTGGAGTCTCACCTCGCTTAACTGGATGGATTTCGACGATGTTTCACAGATAGTAAGAATACACATTTATGAAAAATGGCATCTGTATGATGGGGATAAACCTCTTGGCCCTTGGTTAAATAGAATAATCTCCAATCAAATAAAAAATTTAATTAGAAACAATTACGGTAATTATAGTAGACCCTGTTTAAGATGCGCCGCCGCAGAAGGCCACGATGGTTGTAAAATATACGAATCTCAGTGTTCTGATTGCCCTCTTTTTATGAAGTGGGAAAAAACGAAAAAAAAGGCTTATAATATTAAAATACCTCTAGCACTAGAAGATCACAGTCATGAAATACAATCCGTAAGCCCGACAGATAATGTTGATATAGAAAAAAACGCCTTACTCCTACACGCCAGAATGGAGGGAATATTAAAACCTAATGAGTGGATTGTTTACAAGGGTTTATTTATAGATTGGTTATCAGAAGAAGAAGTTGCGAAGAAATTAGGATATAAAACGTCAGAATCAGGTAGGAAAGCTGGATACAAACAAATTAAAAATATTAGAAAAGGTATTTTAGTTAAAGTAAAAAGAGTCTTCCAGAAGGGAGAAATAGATATTTTATAAAGGAAAGAAATGAACATAGACGATAGATTTGCCGTACACGGATCACTGCTATTACAACCGTCCTCTGTTGAGGGGGCGGGTATAGGATTATTTACCACAATGCAAATACCGATGGGACAACCCATTTGCGAATATAAGGGTGATGTCCTAACTCTTGATGAAGTCAACGCGAGATATAGTTATACTGTTATTAAATATGGATTTCCAAGCTCCAAGGCATTATATGGCGTAGTAAACCATTATAACGCACCGGAAAAATCAACGCCTCAGATTATTGATTGTCATCCAGCCATGGCCCTAAACCCTATTGGTTACGGAGGATTTATCAATGATAAGTATGGCTATGGCTCCAGAGTAGGATGGAAATATAACCCAAACGAATCGTTCGACTCTTTAAAAGAGCATAAAAAGGAATTGCTTGATAATGGATACAACGCAATCTTTCAACGGGTTCCCAAAGCAAATGTGGTGCTCATTATGGGGCTTAGAGATTTAAATCTAGGGGAAGAAATTTTTCTAGATTACGGAGAAGGGTACTGGAAAGAGGAAGATTGGATTCCTGTTATCAAAAAAATGGAAGAAAAAGGGGTTAAAAACCTAGACGACCTTCTTAAGCTTCCTGTCGAAGAGCCACAACTTAAAGGAGGTGCCACTCCGGGGCCAGTTACATTAGGTCAATTGCAAAGCTCAGAAACAAAAGCAGAATCAAGTGAAAACAAGAAATTGGAAACAGCATAAAAGTGGGAACAATAAGCCTAACAGAAGAACAAAAGAATCTAATTCTAAAGGAATGGGAGTCAAGATCAGACAACCCTCCCTCCCTCTTAGAATTAATTAGAGTAGCTTACCCAGACAGAACAAGCGTAGACGGCAGAAGCAAAGAGGGCAAAGAGGTTAAAGCCTTTCTTATAGAAAACGACATTAGAGCTTTCGCATCCCACGAATACCAGCCAAAAAACAAAATAGAACTCTCCGAAGAACAAATCATTTTTTTGAACGAAAACCACGACACTACTCACCCTTTAGGGTTAGCCAAAATAATATTTAAAAATAACGAACTAACGGGCCTACATCAAGAAACCAGAATAGTGACAGAATACATAAACTCGATAAAAGAAAACCTACGAGAAACTCAACCGGAAGAAGCGGAGGATACCCAAACAGATAACACAGGAAATTACAAACCTCCAAAAACTTTTATAACTGCATTAGCTAGAGCAAACAAATATATACCTGACAAAATAGATAAAGACAAAATATCCAATATAGAAAAAAAATCTTTATCAGCCTTGATGGGGTATCTCAACACATATAGATTCCAGCATCAGATAGGAAATTACGAAAGCCAAGTAGATAGAGAACTTTTTGAATCAAGCATGGTAAGATATACATACGACAAACCAGACCTGACGCAAGAAGTTTTGTCTGTAGAGGTAGTTATTGCCTCCAATATTCAGGGGAGAGTTGAAAGACTTAACACTCTTCTAGACACGGCCGCGGACGATAGCGAAGGCAGAAGAATAGCCATGAGCCTAGTTGATGCTATTAGCACTGCTCAGACAGAATACCACCAATCAATAAATAGACAACAAAAACTGCTAGAGAGCCTCAAGCAAAAAAGAAGCGACAAACTCAAAAGTCAAATAAGAGAAAACGCAAGCATATTAAATCTTGTGCAGGTTTGGAAAGAGGAAGAAAGCAGAACAAAACTTATTAAGTTGGCAGCCTTGAGAAAAAAGAGTCTAGAAGGAGAAGTGGATAAGCTGTCAGAGATGGACGAAATAAAATGCAGAATACTTGGTTTAAGCAGGGGGGAAGCGTTAGATGAATGATAATGTTTGTAAAATCTGTGAAAAAGAATTTGATAATGACAGATCGTTTCACGCACATTTAAAAGCGCATGATATCAGAATGGTAGAATATTACCAAACCCACTACCCCAGACATGATCTTTATGATAAAAAAATCATTAAGTTTAAAACTAAGAAACAATATTTTTCTGATGATTTTAACACCAGAACTAATCTAAAGAAGTGGTTGAAAGACCAGTCGAACGATGACGCCAAAGAGTACTGCACTAAGTTATTGCTGGAGAAAAAGGAAGAAAAATCTTTAATTTATTCCCCCTCTCAAGTAGAGTTAAAGTCTCTGCTTCATCCACCCATTCAATATTATAATGAGCTTTTCGGAAATTATTATAAATTGTGTTCTGAATTGGGATTCAAAAACAAACATACAAAACCTACGCAAATAATTGAGGGTCACGAATGGAATAACCCAATCCACAAAATTTTCATAGACACCAGAGAACAAAGGCCTCTTAAATTCCAAAGACCTGTAGAAACCAAAAAGCTCGACTTTGGAGACTATTCGTTTAGCAGTCCTAACGCCACCTGTAATTGTTATATAGAAAGAAAATCTTTATCTGATTTTATTGGAACAATGAGCGGGGGTTACGAAAGGTTCATAAACGAAATTAAAAGAGCAGAAGATAACAACGCTTATTTGGTTATTTTGGTCGAAGATAACATAAGTAATGCTTTAAATTTTAAATTTTTAAAACACATATCCAAGAAAATAAAAGCTACTCCAGAATTTATATTTCATAGGGTAAGAAATTTAATACAAAGATATCCCTTTATCCAATTTGTTTTCGTTAAGGGTAGAAAAGAGGCGTCAAGAGTTGTAAATAAGATCTTTGTTTCTGGTTGCGTTCATAAAAAAGTAGACCTCCAATTAGCTTACGAAATAAAATTATTATAACATGTGGTATTGTCCAGAAAAATACGAAAAAGAAACCGAGAATATAAACGATGTTCTTCTAGGTTTAAAAGGAGAACTGAAAGATAAAGAAGCAAAATCCACCTTGGCTCAATTTCTAGCGGGAAACATCGGATTTACGACAGAGCTCATCAGCGGAGTTAAGCTTGCCCCTTATCAAGAGATTACGCTAAAAGGTCTAATGAACAGAAATTTTAGCATGTGTGTGTGGGGTCGTGGTTGTGGAAAAACATTTATAGCGTCAATTTTTTGTTTCTTACAATGTATATTCCATCCCGAAACGAAGATCCTTGTGGCGGGCCCAACCTTTCGTACCGCAAGATTTATATTTAATAATTTAGAAAAAATTGTAGAATCAAAAGGAGCAGAATTATTGTTTCAATGTTTCGGCGCAAAGGCAAAAAGGAACGATCAATTCGAATGGCAAATTAACGGGGGAACGATAACAGCCATACCTTTAAACGGTGAGAAAATTCGTGGTTTTAGAGCTAATGTTTTGGTGTTAGATGAGTTTCTTTTGTTACCCGAAGATCTTATATCTAATGTACTTATGCCGTTCTTGGTTGCTCCTCAAAACATGAGGGAAAGGATTGAGATAAGGGGAATGGAAGATAAACTAATTGCTTCTGGCGCGATGGGAGAAGAAGACCGGATCGTGTTTGAGAACGATTCAAAAATGATAGCACTATCTTCCGCAAGTTATACTTTCGAAAATTTGTACAAGCAATACAAAGAATGGATGAACAAAATATATACTAAAGATAAAACCGATGCATCTTACTTTATATCTCAAATGGGATACGAAGCATTACCGGATTTTATGATTGATTCAACCATTGTTGACGAAGCTAAAGATGGTGGATCTTCGCACGCCTCATTTCAAAGGGAATATTGTGCTCAGTTTACTGACGGATCAGACAGTTATTTTAGTGCGATTAAAATGCACGAATGCACAATAGTAGACGGAGAAGAACCAAGCACGCTTATAAAAGGAGCCGAGGGTAAGAATTATGTTATTGGTATAGATCCCAACATGAGCGATAGTCCAAGCGCCGACTATTTTGGGATAGCAGTTATGGAGGTCGATGAAGAGTCAGGGGTCTCTACTCTTGTTCATAACTATGCTGGGTTGGGAAATTTAAACAATCATGTAAAATATGTATATTATTTATTTAATCATTTTAATGTTGTTCTTGCCACCATAGACAATGCTGGAGCAGATGTGTTTCTAGAATCTTGCAATCAATCTAAATTATTTCAAGATAACAAATTAAAATTAAATACTCTTGAATTTAACTCGGATAAAGAAGGGCCAGAGTACGTTAAGGAGATTAGGGATTTTAAGAGGCAGTATAATTTACAAGATAATAGAATAATATTTAATCAAGTTTTTAACACCTCTTGGATAAGAAAATCCAACGAATACCTTCAAGCTTGTATAGATTATAAGAAAATTTGGTTTGCTTCTAGGGCAGCATCTAACGCAAATACGTTTGACAAACAGTCCATGCAGAGGGTAAATTTGAGCCTAATAAATGAAGAAAATATTGGAATGTTTGTCGAAACTCAAGATAATCTAATACACCAAGTTAAAAAACAGTGCGCTTTAATTGAGGTGAAAACAACGGCAAAGGGTAGTCAAACATTTGATCTGCCTCAGCATTTAAAGAGAAACACTTCAACTCACAGGGCTAGGAAGGATAACTATACAGCCCTATTGCTTGCGAACTGGACAGCTAAGTGTTATTATGATATGTTAGAGTATAAAATCGACAATACAGCTACCTTTACACCAAGAATGGTGTAATGTAATCTAGGAATTCTTAACAACATGAGCACAAAAGGAAAGAAAGTCACAACTGGTCAAGCGGGAAAACCAAAGAACGCGGCTCCCAGAAAAAAAGCCACCGCGGATAAAGAATCAAGCCCTCTTATGACCAGCTTCGCGACTGAATCCTTTGCTTCGACGACCTCTACCCGAACACGCAGAAATAGGTCGGCAACAATTACGGAAAGAACAGATAGATACAAGCATATAGATAATGGCCTTGTACCCTACAAATACTCCTACGGAACATCTAGCAAAAGCTCAGTAAACGTTAGAGATGCGGTGGTTTTATGTCAAAAGGCTTACTATAATTTTTCTATATTTCGGAACACGATTGACCTGATGACTGAGTTTTCTGTGAGTGATATTTATTACCAAGGAGGAAGTAAGAAATCCAGATCATTTTTTGACGCGCTTTTTAAAAAATTAAATATCTGGAATCTAATGGATAAATTTTTTAGAGAGTATTATAGAAGCGGAAATGTATTTTTATATAGATTTGATGCGAACCTACAACCCAAAGACGTTAGGAAAATAAGCCAAACTTTTGGAGCAGAAACTAGCGTGGACGTACCTTACAGATACGTAGTCTTGAATCCCGCAGACATACAAGTTAATGGCTCTTTGAGCTTTAGTTCGGATTATATGAAATATTTTAAAATTCTTTCCGACTACGAACTGGACAGACTTAAGAATCCCCAGACAGAAGAAGATCAAAAGATTTTTGATGCGCTTGACCCAGAAACAAAAAAAGCTCTCAGGAACAAAACCGTCACTTTTTTGAGGCTTCCCTTGGATGGAGAAAAAGTTTCGGCGGTTTTTTACAAAAAACAAGATTACGAACCCTTTAGTGTTCCCATGGGGTTTCCTGTTTTGGAAGATATAAATCATAAAGCTGAACTTAAGAAAATGGATATGGCCATATCCAGAACCGTTCAGCAAGCGGTCCTGCTTGTCACCATGGGCAATGAGCCAGATAAGGGCGGAATAAATCAAAAAAACCTAATTGAAATGCAAAAACTTTTCGAAAACCAATCAGTCGGTAGAGTATTGATAGCAGACTACACAACTAAAGCTCAGTTTGTTATTCCTCAGGTTTCAGATATTTTAGACCCAAAGAAATATGAAACAGTAAATTCTGATATTAATTCTGGACTGAACAATATTCTTACTGGAGTGGGAGGATCAGGCGAAAGGTTTGCTAATCACCAAGCAAAAGTAGAAGTGTTTATAGCCAGATTAAGGCAGGCAAGAAGAGCTTTCCTAAATGATTTCTTGATTCCAGAAATAAAAAGAATTTCTAAAGAGGTGGGTCTAAGAAATTATCCGGTTCCATATTTTGATGAGATTGAACTTAGGGATAATACTCAGAAATATAGAGTCTATACCCGTCTTGCGGAATTGGGGATATTAACCCCGGAAGAACTTGTGGATGCTATTGGTAAAAATAGGATGCCTGACCCAGACCTTAGTCTAGAATCTCAGAAAGAATATATGGACCAAAGAAATGAGGGGCTTTATACTCCGCTGGTGGGAGGCCCGAGCAATACAGATAATCCAGCTATGGAAAAATGGGTTCCCGAGGAAATTGCTCATCCTGAATTACAAAAACAAGTTACTCCGCCGGGAGCAAAAAAACCAAGCCAACCCAAGAAAGATAATTCCACAAATACGGGTAGGCCTGCGGGCACAAAATCTCCGCAGACTACAAAGAAGGTAAGCCCCGTAGGGGTCAATGCTTCGTTATTTAGCGCGGTCGCAGTTATGGATAATTTTGCTTCTGCATCTAAATTAGAGAAGGAATTGGGATCTTTCTTGAGGAAGAAACATAAGGTCAAAAGATTAAATAAAAAACAAAAAGAAGCTTCTGAGGCAATTTCTCAATTGATTATAGCGAATGAATCTCCAGAGAATTGGGGAAAATCAATAGAGGCTTACTGCAAAAAGCCTGTCGACACAAACCACGAACAGGTAAACGAAATTCAAGATATAGCTACAGAACATCAACTAGATTCTTTTGTTGCTAGCATTTTGTACCACAGCAAAAATCAAGACAACAAGGAATAAAACAATGAACGAAGAAAATGAAAACGAAATTAAATCAATGTACGGAGAAGAAGTAGATATTTCTATGCCTGATGGGCTATTAGTTCCTGAGGCCATGGAGGAAAACGCCACTTCTGCTGCAGAGCTTACTGAAGTTAAAGATGATGTAGAAGTGGCCTTTAAGTTTGCCTTCATTGGCGCTGGACAGGGCGGGTCAAGATTGGCTCAATCTTTTAAAAAAATAGGCTACAACCGTATTTGTGCTATTAATACCGCACAACAAGACCTGAGTACTTTAGATTTAGAACACAAGCTATGCATTGGCGACGGGGGAGCGGGAAAGGATAAAAAAGCAGCAAAAGCCATCTTCGATAACAAAAAAGATGACGTTTTGGATTTCATGCGTTATTCTTTCGGGGAAAAGATCGACAGAATAATGGTTTGTGCTGGAGCAGGTGGAGGAACGGGCGCGGGAATGCTGACTTCTTTAGTAGATACTGCTGAGGAACTTCAGACGACTTTAAACAGCCCCACTAATCAAGTGGGGATTATATTGGCTCTACCGAAATCGTCAGAGGGCAAAAAAGTAAATGCAAACGCTCACGAAACTCTTGGGGAAGCTATATCCATGGTGCATTCCAAAAAGGTTTCTCCACTAATAATCGTAGACAACGAGAAGGTGGCATCACTACACCCTAACTTAGCGGTTTCAAAATTTTTTGACGCAGTAAACGCTCAGGCTTCGGGCCTGTTTCATTTATTTAATTTAACCGCAGCAAAGAATAGCTCATACGTTTCTTTCGATGCAAATGATTATAAGCAAATTTTAGATTCTGGAATTATGACCTTTGGAGCTTCTCCAGTTTCTAATTGGAAAGATCCAGTAAGCATTGCTAGGGTAGTAAGAGAAAATCTATCTAAGAATTTACTATCTGACGGGGTTGACGTTGCAACGGGAAGTTGCGCCGGAGTTATTGTTATTGCGGGTAATGATGTTCTAGATAACGTTTCTCAGAATCATCTGGACGGTGCATTTGGTCAAGTAAATAGAATGCTAAGACAGGGAAGTACTGTACACAGGGGTATATATTCTGGTAGCGCAGATAATTTAACTATTTTTTGCGTCGTAAGCGGTTTAGAAAAACCCGTCAAGAGAATGAATATGCTTAGGGCTGCAGCAGGTCAATTATAAAGGTATGAAAGATTTAGCAGTAATTGTATGCTATCAAAATTTTTTGGAAGATAAACATGTCTTCGATAATTTCATAGAATCTTACCAAAATCTTACTAGGCAAGGACTTAATGTTTTTGTTGTGGAAGCGCTGTACGAAGATAAGGCTTCAGTATTACCTGTGGAAAAAGCTAATCATACCTCGTGTAATCTAGGCGGAGTCTTTTGGTCTAAAGAAAACTTAATAAACTTTTCGGTTAAAAATAATCCACATATCAAGAAGTACTCTAAAATTGTCTGGCTGGATTCTAACATCCTCATAGAAGACGATAGTTGGCCGGAAAAAATGTCGACTCTTTTGGACGAAAAGAATCTAGTGCATATCGGAAGCAAGGTTTCTTATTTAGATAAAGATAAAAAAGTTAATATCTCCGAAGTTACAGGAGGAAAAGCTTTTGTGGAGAATAATAAAGACGAGTTCGAGAACTATAATCTAGGATTAGGTTGGGGCGTTAAGAAAGACTTCTTTGAAAAAGTTGGCTTGTTTGACTTTGATGTTTCGGGTATGAGTGGAAATGAGCTAATTACTTTTTTGAGTTGCACCAGCAACATAAAAGAAAACAACATTTTAGATAGGTTTAAATCGAAAAACCTAGAAATGTTCTTTAGGATTATTCCCTACAACAAAAAGGCTTTAAAATATATGGACGGTAAAATAGGTTGTTTGGATTCAGAAGTTAAAACCCTTTATTCTGGCAACTATTCTGTAGAAAAATATAA